AGTGCGGTTGTTGGGTTAGCATTAAGAATAAGGTTGCCAGTCATAGTGCCACCAGCAAGGTCTAATTTACCACTGACTGCAGCCGATGCTGCTGCTGCAGCGGTGCTTGCAGATGTAGCAGCAGAGGCTGCGCTTGTGGCTGCAGCAGTCGCAGAAGCGGCTGCAGAAGTTGCAGACGTAGCGGCTGCAGTTGCACTAGCCGCTGCGCTAGTTGCGCTTGTAGCGGCTGCTGTAGCCTGTGTAGCAGCACTTGTAGCAGAGGTCGCTGCTGCTGTTTGACTAGTTAAAGCAGATGAAGCAGAAGTTGAAGCACTGGCTGCAGATGTAGAAGCAGCATCAGCAATGTTTTGAATGTTTATATATGTAGTTGAACTTGTATCTGCATCTGTAATTAAACCCATGTCTCTAACTAGACCAGAACCAGTAAGTCCTGTTATACTTGTTAGACTATTAGAAGCAGATGTAGCAGAAGTAGATGCAGCCGTGGCTGAAGCCGCGGCAGATGTAGCACTAGTAGCAGCAGAGTTAGCAGAAGTAGCCGCTGAGTTAGCGGAAGTAGTAATAGTAGCCACAGAGTTAGCAGCAGTAGTAGCAGAAGCAGCAGCACTAGTTGCACTAGTTGCTGCAGCAGTAGCCTGAGTTGCTGCTGATGTTGCAGAAGTAGTAGCAGCAGTTGCCTGTGTAGCAGCAGAAGTAGCGGATGTAGCAGCAGCGGTTGCACTAGCAGCAGCACTTGTTGCTGATGTAGCAGCGGCAGTAGCCGAAGCAGCAGCAGCAGAAGTACTAGCAGCAGAAGATGCTGCAGATGTTGCTGCGGCTGTAGCAGATACTGAAGCAGAAGTTGCTGATGTTGCTGCTGCAGTTGCTGATGTTGCTGCACTGTTTGCAGATGTTAATGCTGCACTAGCAGAAGTAGCAGATGAAGTTGCTGAGGTTGCAGCAGAACTTGCTGAAGTAGCCGCACTTGTTGCGCTGGTTGCAGCAGCAGTTGCATAAGATTGATTAGTAGTAATTAAACCATCAATATAAGATTTAGGTGCTGCATCGCTAGATGCACTAGGAGTTCCAAGACCAGTAATAGTTGGACTACCAGAAATTGTAGGGCTAGTTAAAGTTTTGTTTGTAAGAGTCTGTGTATCAAATGTACCTACAACTACAGAAGTAGATGCAAGTCCATGTACACCAGTACCAGTTTCAGCATGAGTATTGGGTTCACGTACGTCACGACCAATAAGCATGTGACGAACAACTGCACCAGCAGAATGGTCTTGTGCTGTAGAACCATCTATACCACGAGTAATTGTAAAAGTGCTACTGGATGCGCCAGTAACATCTAAAATTTCTTCAAGAGCCGTATCTGGGTCAATAATCAAAGTGAATGTAATACCACCAGTAATTGATGCTGCTGAAATACCACCAAGAATTGCGCTGGCACTTGCTACTGTCATTACTGTTGCACCAGAAGTAATAGCACTGGTGATAGTTGTCTGTTGAGAACGAGACGTATATTTACGAGTTGTCATTTATTTACCTATCGGCTATAGTGGACGCGGGTTGGGTATTGAATCTTTTGTTTCAGCGATTCTTCTTCAAGCCGCTGTTGATACAATGCTTGCAGTCCCTTTGTAACATTTGTACCTGTGCCGTATGGACGCTTAGCATCAAACTCATCTGCTGCTGCAGAAGTAATAGAAATACGGGCTGGGTCAATATAAGAAGATAAACGCCATGCTGCACCATAGATAATTACATCTCTCATAGATGTTGGTAAACCAGTTGTGGTTTCAAAATCATCTGTAAGGTTGTTCATTACTGTAGGTAGTTTTGCATAAACAATATTTATAGTACGACCAGGCAATACGTTGTCATAGATTGATACAGTACGTCCTGATGTAAATGATGGTGAGTAAGCAATAGGGTCCCAACGCCATTGGCGTATAGGTAGCCATTCTTTTGTTGGTCCAACTGATTGCCATGCCATTGAAAGGATTTGAATTGCTGGGGCTGGTATTTCATAAGTAGTACGGCTAGCAAGGAATGATACTGGTGCAGAACCTACAGCAAATACTTTAGGGTATACAGCATTAACTGTATCATTGACTGCACGTTTAATAGCAGAACGTGGATATGTTGGAGTAATAACTACTTTAGCATTAGCATCATGTGCTGTTGCTGTAGTTGCATTATAGCCACGACCAAATGGAGCAACAATAAGAGTATTAGATTGACGGTCATATGCATCAACAAGAATCATCTCATCATCAATTTCAATAACGCCTTTACCAATGTTTTCAGTAGAGGCTACATAAAGAGTAAGACCACTAGTAGTTGCTGCTTGTGTTAAATAAGTAACACGGTCTTGACGATAAGTAAAACCTGAAAGGTCTAACTGTACGTCATTCATAATATCTGTTAGTGTTGTTGCCATTATGATGCAACCTCTCGTAATGCAGTTACGGCTTCTAAGCCTGTTGTGCTTGCCAGTAAATTACAAATTTTATTTAAGCCAACGTATGTGTCAGCAGTTGCATTACCATACTTTTTATTAAGAGCACCAACAGTGCCTACGCCTGTTGTGCCTGCCCATTTATTAGCAGCACCTTGCTCTGCAAGGTATGTTGTTTTTGCTGGATAAGTACCGCCATTAGCAAGGCGATTTAATTCATCAGTTAAAGTGCTACCTGCTCTACCGTATGTCATTACTTACCCTTCTTTTGTGCGGCTCTCATATTGTCTACAAGATTGGGATATTTTCTGCCAGCCTTTTTAGCAGCAGCCTTGGCTGATGCTTTAGCGGCAGGAGTTAAAGGTGTTGATTTTTTCTTAGGGTTAGGTTTGTCCCAAACTTTTTTAGCCATTACTTCTTACCCTTGTTTCTTTTACTAATTGCAGCAGCCTTAGATTTAGCATCTGCTTTAGATGATGCACCCCACGCTTGAAGCGATAGCAACAAGCGAGTGGGGTCACCATTAGGTTTACGTTCTGGTCCAGGCATACCGCCCATGCGTGCAAGAAAACTTGCTCTACGTGGATTGTCACCAGACTTAACAGGTGGCTTTAAGTTTGAACCCTGAGCCTTAGCCGATGCACGTCCCTTTGCATTTAATCCACCCGTAGGTGATTTGCCTTCTTTACGCTGCCATGCTGGTGATGATGCCATTTATTTTCCCTTAACCTTTTTTAAATTAGGATTTGCTTTCTTTGCTGCTGGACTTGCCTTGCGTGAAGATGATGCGAGGATTGCACCAGCAGATTTCATTGATACATCTGACTTCTTGGCTATTGACTTTTGTGCTGCTTTAAAGCCCATGCCTTTGTGTGCTGCCATTACTTCTTAATCTGCTTTCCAGATGAATCATAACGGCGACCTTGTAGAACAGCACCTAGTGCTTGTCCCATTTGTGCATCTTGATTTTTATTAGCAGCACGCGCACGTGCATTAGCACCTGGCATAATATCTCCTGATGCATCCATTGCTTTCTTCCAAGCACTACCAAATTGTTTAACTTCTTTAACAGCATTGCCTAAATAAGAAGCAGGTTTTTGTGCACTAGATGATTTACGTACTGCTGGTGTAGGTATACCTGGAGTTGGTATGCGATTAGGCATAATTAAATCTTACGTCCGCCGCCAGATGGCTGAGTGTAGATACCTTGGATTACAGTTGCTGGACCGTTAGCAGTACCTGCGCCTGAGCGAGGTGCTGAAACAGGTGCAACTCCTGGACCTACTCCACCGTAAAAATCTGAGCCTGCAGATGAAAAATCTGTAGCCTTTGTACGTGTCTTTGCTGGGATTGTAAGACCTGCAGCAACGACATTTGAGTTCATGTATTCGTTAGCCATGTTAGTTTCCTTTTCCATATGGTGTTGGTGTATCAAAGCCAGCGATAACTGAAGCATCTTGTCCTTCAGCAACACGTACGCCTGCCTTAATTATAATTGCGTCTTCATTGCCTTTAGCGTTAACCATAACGCCATTGCATCCGCATTCGTAGCACATAGTTACTTGCCCTTCTTTGCCATAATTTTCTTACGAAGAGCCGTGTCCATTTTCATGTCCGCTTTAGCAGACGGCTTCTTCTTATCCATTTTAGTATCAGCCTTCTTGAAGGCTGCTTTCTGAAATGGTTTCATGCCAGACATTGCTTTCTTGTCTTGCTTTGCATCTGCCTTAGCAGACATTGGTTTCATTGCAGCCATTAGATTGCTCCTACTTCTTTCATGACCTCTGCGGTCTTTGGTGTTATGTATTTGGCTTCGGGCATTTTCCCAGCATCATAAGGTTTATTAATAACCTCTGATGCTTCAAGTGCTTTTTCTATAGCAGTCCTTGATGTGCCAGCAGGTTGTACACCTTGAGCACGGGCATCTCTATAGTAAGCCAATTCTTTATCCCACTTCTTTTGAGTGGTTCCACTAGCAATAATATTTCCTGATGCATCACCAGTTGCTAATTGTAATCCTTTTGCTTTACAACCAAAACAAAGACAATCAATATCATTTTCTTTATGGTCTGGGTTAGATTTAATAACTCCAAAACCATCCCATTGTTCAACTGAAGTTGCATCACAATTAGTGCAACCCCAAAGAACTACTACAGGTAACATATTTTTTTTGTCTTCAGTTATACGGTATTCATCTTTAAGAACTTTACCTATATGTCCATCTGCTTTACAATCATGTCCCTTTAACATTATACCGTCCTTACATTTGCCCCATAGCCTGCATTAGTTAACTCTGTATAAACACCTTGGCTAATTTCATATTCATGACCACCAAGATAAAATAGTTCTGCTGCTTTAATTACATCTTCAGTTGGAAATGAAGTTGTTGTCCATACACCAGCATTACGCATAAGACTTAAACCACGTGTCAATCTATAACGGATAAATAAACGTCCACCGCCTGCTGGTCCGTACTCCTCAGTAGGAGGAGTTAGATAATACTTAGTCATGTTTCTCCTCTAGTTGACTTACTGCAATGCAGGAGTTTCTATGCTCCTGCACTGCCGTCAATTAACTATTAGTAGTTGATTGAAGAAGATGTCTCTACACGGTAGAGAGCCTCTTCACGGTAACGAGCGAAGCCAAGTACGCCGTACCATCCAAGTGGACGATGACGCATCAACTTATCAACAACTGGTCCAATAACTACATGTGGTTCTTCTGCAACGGCTTCAGCCAATGCTTGCTGTCCAGCAAAGTAGGTATTAAATACATTTGTTTCGTGTGTGAAGGTGATAGATGCACCTGATGTAACCTGTGTGGTGATAGCAATATCAATTGTTACTGTTCCAGTACCAATTGCTGTTACGTTTGCACCTGTTGGTACGTTAGTACCAGCAACAAGGTCACCAA